GTAAGGCAGTAGCCACTCAGCTTTCAATGAGTGACGCTGTTCAAACAGGTGACCTTCTTCGTTTCTATACGCCAAACGGTTTGAAGCATGTTGATTCTAGCAAGATTTCCTACACTAAACAGATGGATCAACTAAAAGAAATCAATAAAAAGCTGAAAGATAAATCAACCAGCCTCTACAAACAAAAAGGCAATAAATCAACAGCTGATCTATTCAAGACCCCATCTTACAAGGAACTACATCCTGCAGAATCTGAATCAAGCTCAAGTTCAAGTGAATCAGAGCCAAGTAGCTCTTCAACGGAACAACAATAAACCTTAAAAGCAGTCCTGTTTGGACTGCCTTTTTAGATTAAACAATTATCAATCGTACTTAACTGGAAAATCATAATCCTCATAGCACTCGCCTCAAACATATTTCTTGCTAGTTTACTATAAGCGTGATTAAATAGAGTTTGTAAGAAAACTTATAAAGGAGAACAGATATGAATCCAATGGACCTATTTAACCAAGTAAAAGAAATGATCCAAAAGAAAGATTTCGAAGCTGCTAAAAAGTTTGTCGATGACAATAAAGATGATTTGGGCGAATACTTTGACCAAGCTAAGTCACTTGTTTCAGGTAACGAAATGGTTAGTGGAGCTTTAGACAAGATTAAAGGTCTATTCTAAGACGAAGTCCCCTCAATCCTATTGATTGAGAGGACTTTTTATGTTTAGAGTTTCTATTTAGAGACAATGCATAACACAATCTAAGATTCTTTAGAAACACAAAAAAGAGATTCCTAAGGAATCTCTTTTTATTCTATAGTCATATAGAATTATTTTTTCAAGTTGTAGAATGATTTCAAACCACGGTATTCTGTTAGTACCGTTTTGAATGCGTATATAATAGGAAGAAAACCTATTAAATAAGGATATATGCGTGTAAGATATAGTCGGTAAAACTCACATAAAGTTACTAAAGTTTACACTTATTGCCCCTTATTTGCCCCTTTTTTATAAAAAGACTTGGCAGCGCAAACTACCAAGCGACATGAAAAAAACAAAAACAATGAACGTTAAAGTCCATCTATAGTGTACCTCTATTTGAATTAAATGTCTAACGTTATATCGAGAAGACATAAAAAGGCTAGGATAACCATAGTCTTTAAAAAAGTTGACATAATCGAGTTAATAAACATACACCTCTCCGTTATCGACGTACCCGACCTTTTTTACACCATCAACTGGCTCCATCCCACGCTCTTCGACAAGGATGTCTCCGTCTTTATCTACCCAAAAATCAAGCATGTCCGCATATTCTTCGAAAGTCATATCTTCTTTGAAGTTTTCAAAGTTTTCTTCCAATGCTTTTTGTAATTGTTTTTCAGTAATCATTTTAGATACCTCTTTCTTTTTCACTTTAATAAGACTTTCCAATTCATTCAAATCTTCCTCGGTAGCATGATTTCGGATGAAGCTACGAGCTGACGACCGTTTCGATAAGTAGTTCCGATGTTCTCTATTCTGCTCGTTCCATTTTTTAGTTGCTTTTGTTTGTGCGTCCATTATGCTACCTCCCAAACTTTTTCAGAAATGTAGTAAGTGCCAATGTTAGAACCGTCAGCGATTACTTCGATGCCGTAGTAAGCACCAATTTTGTGCATTACTTCGTTGAATTTAATCACTTTAGCAGCATCTAGCACTTGGATCATTGACCATTTACCAGATTTACGCATTTTAGCTTCAACTGCTTGGAATTTAGCAAGGCTAGTGCCACCGTCTTTAATAGCAGCCCACGCCATTTTCATAGCTCCTGCGATGTATTCGATAGCTTTGCCACCGAATTTTTTAGCTGCTGTTTTAGCAATTTCCCAAGCGTTTTTCATAAGTTCTTTTTTCATGGCTCTTACTTCCTTTCCTTATCTTCATTTATATTATAGTACATATACTATAAATTGTCAACACTTTTTATAAAGGAATTTAGATTTTTTGCAAAATAAAAAACCGCCCATAAAAGGGCGGCGTCTACCTATGAAGGCTATTCTCAAAACCAATACTATTATAACACAAAAAAAGCCCCAGCACAATGCTGAGGCTCGACCACTGCTGCCATGATATCCCTACTGCAGTGTGAGGGGAGGTGATATACTCCTTTTCGTTTTTTAGTTTGCGTGGTCTATTTTCCAGTTTGACCTTGTATGGCTTGTGCACGTTCTTCAATAGCTTTAACCACTGATGCACTAGCTTCATTGATTGCTTTAGAAACCGCCGCAGTGTCGTTTGACTGACTATTCAAGAAACGGTCAAAATCATCGTCTCGCAATGTCAAATGTTTTGCCCCGGTAGATTGTAGAGCATCTACCGTTGCGATATCTCCAATGCCAAACACACGGCCATTAACTACACCAACATATCCTTGACTTCCGCTTTCGCTTCGTACTACAAAATTCATAATATCTTCTTCCTCTTTCTGATTTACCAAATTGTCACCGTCGTTGATGATAACAACGTTCTTATCCAATCCACCAGCTAAGCCGGTTGATGTAAACTGCCACCAGCGAGTGTGTTCCATATTCGGATACACGCCCCAATATGGCTCTGGGCGTACCTCATAATCTGGGTAAGCTGCAATCCATAAGCTGTTTGGATAGCGTGCAGTGATTTGATCTACATACACGTTAGCTAGTGTATATGGTTTGTAACTGTAATAGATTGGCTCAAAACCATTCGCCTTACAGATATCCATAAACGCTAGGACTGCATTAGTATTCGCTTGTTTATCACCACTAGCGCCGTCTTCATAATCACATACTAAATAGCGTGGGTGTGATGGCAGATTGCTGATAAAGTAGTTAGCTTCAGCTTGTGCCGTTGCCACATCTCCACCAAAACGGGCGAAGTGATAATAACCAATGCAATTGCTTGTGTTAGTTTGTTGAGTCGCTACTGGGCTAACCCAACCCACACCCTCGGTTACTTTGATAACCGTGTTATTAGTGCCGGACGCTTGACAGATACCAGTCAAGTCTCCCGGTTGATACGCTGATACGTCGATAAAATAGGCGTTTTCAGTCATGCCATCGAATGGTAATTCAAACCATCCGACCATTTGTTGACTTGGTGCACTCCAGTCGATATAGCTGAAATTACCAGCGCTATCAAGATTGCGTGTTACCTTGCGAGCCCACCCACCGTTATAAAGAGCGTCACCGTTGCCGTCAATATTCTGCTCGATTGTGGTAACTGTCCCGTCTGGGTTTTCTGCGACCACAAAACCGATATGACCAAACTGGTGATATGGCAAGCAATTGGTTACCCAAACACTCCCTACTGGTGGATTGTTCGCACCGTTAAAATAGGTGACTTTCAAACCTAGACTTTCTGCTCGACTTAACGCATTAATGGCGTTTAAATAGCTGAAATCAAGATTAAACAAACCTTGATACTGTAGCACATTATCAATCAAAGCAACACATTGTCCGCCATAAGGGTTAGTGGGAACAGTGACACGTTGGTTGACTAGGCTCTCAAGCGTGTTTAATAACTGTGTTTTAGATGTCATAGTTCTCCTTTCTCATAATTATTTTTGAATGCTCTGTTTAATCTCCGAAAGCATTTCCTCCAACTTCTCGACCTTCTTCTTTAACTCTTCAATTTCGCTTGTTGGTAATTGAGATTTAATCACAAGTGGGTCTTCCGCAAATTTATTTTGTTCTAAAACCTGTAGGAAAAAGTTATTATATGTTGGAAAAAGCCCATACGCTTGGGAGATAGTCAATGATGAAGATTGTTTCCCTTTAATTTCACCGATATCACGACCAATGCTTTCAATAACATTGCTTAAATTACTCATAATTCACCCCCTGTTAGAGAGTGTTCTTCGCAGTATTGTAGACACTCACAAGGTCTTCTTGTTCGATAGTATCGATACGAGTTCCCAATTCGGTCATTTTCGAGATAATGCCGCTATCTGTATTACCACCAGCAGCGGCGATTTTATCAGCGATTTCCTTGAGTGTATCAAGTTCTTCCGGTGCATTACCAATGATATCGGCTTTAGCCTGTGTAATAGCTTGCGTCAAACGTTCTTCACTGACACCAGTTGCCTTGCTGGCAATTGATGCCTTAATCTCCTTGATATCTGCTCCAACTGCTTGTGCAAAATCATGTAATTTACTCATTTAATTATTCCTTTCAAATTTTAGCTAGATTGTAGATATTAACGAGGTCTTCCGTGGTATCACTGCCACCAGTAATCAATCCGGACTCTCGCAATTCATCCGCTAGTAACTTTAGTTTAGGGCTCTTGTCCGATGGGATAGCACCGTCCGCATTCAACGAGTTCTTCACTTTCACTTTGAAATTATTAGATGGGAAAATATGCCCATCCAGTTTAATTTCAAGGTAGTAAGTGCCAGTAGCTACTACACTGCCCATTGAGAATGAGAACAACCCATTTTTTCACAGTAACATCTTGATAAAGCGCCACCGTTTCGTCGTTTGACAGCGTCAGCTTGCCGATGCCGGACAGATTCATGCGTTTTCCATCGTAACCCAAAATTTCAAAACCAAAGACTGAGGTAACATCCCCACTTTTGAGGATGTCACCTCCTTCAATTTGGTTAATTGAGGTCATGAGTCTAGCCATAGACTAGTCCTCACGAGGTTTTTGATAGTAAAGTGCACGTTCGCTATCTGCAACGCCCTTTGTAGTTGGGTCGGTAACGATACCAAGAATTACCAAGATCACAACGAATGTATTTACACCCTCTTGAATGTTGCTAGGGATATTAAGCCCGAATTGTTGCAACATCAAGAACACTGCTGAAATAAGAGCTACTAGGGTAGCTTTGTTTTGTAGACGTAGTTTAAAGTTAATCATTTTCTTCTTCCTCCTCAATTAAGTTAAATTTATCCTTATCAATATTTTTCTTGACAAATCTGTCAATAAAGGGAATTTCAACCCCTAGAGCCGATAAGCTAGCAAGAATACTAGCCCCGTATGCTGATAGCATGGCAAAAATAAAAGCATCCATAGCACCGCCTAGATTCATAAAAACCATAAACGGATAAGACACTGTTACGATAATTAGCATAGCCGTGTGGCTGACCAATCCTTTTCGAAACCTACGGCTTGAAAACTCATGAAAAGCCCATGACCTTGAAACACCCAACACGATATCAGCAACGATAACAAGCATAAGCAGGAACACCCAAAGGTGTTCGTCTATGCCATGCTCGTAGAAATCTTTGACGACTTCAAACACGCCAAAGATGCCGTCTGGTTTGTGCATCCATTACGCTCCTGTAGTAGTATCAGCCAAGATTTCATCCTCTACTTTGTAACGCAACTCACGTAGAGCACGTTCGTCTGTACGCATTTCTTGACGATGTTTAGCGTAGAGTTCAGCGTTTAGAAGATTCTCTTGGACAGTAGAGACTGCGTTGGAATCTACGCTGATAAATGTCTGTTTGACAAGGATTGTAGCTCCTTCTTCTTCGACGTTAAATTCTGCATTGATTGTGCGTTGTTTTGTAATTTTAAGTGACATAATTATTAATTCCTTTCTTAACTTGGATAATTGTCTTGAGTGATATAAGAAACAGTTCCGTTGTAAACAGCTTTGGTGTCCGATTGATTGGTTAGATTAATATTCCCATTTGGCGATAGATGCCACGTAGCTACACCAATTTGATTACCGCCAACGTTTTTGCTCGCATTCAAATTCGTCTCGACGACTGGTCTAAACCCCTCGGGCATCTTCTCGTTAAGCTCTTTGTATTCAATTCCACCTAATGCCGAATAGATACCACGAACCAAGCTACACATCACTGTATTCCCTTTTCTAACCATGTTAGCTTTAATACCGAAGCCAATATCGACTTCTTTCTTTATTAGAGCCGGTTCTGGCTTTTCCGGTTTCTCTGGTTTAGGTGTGTACTCAATCCACGAGCCGTTAGAATTGTTAGTTACTGTCCGTTTAAACATCCGACCGGAAACAGTCGTAAGCGTTTGATGATATCCAGATAAACTTTCTACGACTTGCAAATAAGCCCCTTCACCCGATGCTGGATGGTTTCGGTAGTTCCCTAGAACCGAATAAAAACCAGTGGTTTTGTAATCGTTTAGATTGTCTACTTTAGTATCCATAGCCGCCCCGTTTGGCTCGGTCAACTTGTGATGTTGAATCTGTTTGCGGTTTGAATAAATCAACCCGTCAACATCCAACGCTCCACGCTCACGGTACTTATTAATCCCAATTCCTTCTTTGTCATACGACATAACAATTCGGTCCCCCGTGACTGTAGCTTGGAAATATACGCTAGTAAACTTATCTTCCAGTTTTCCAACCACAACATAGGATGTATCGGCTGGGTACGAATTACCGAGGTTTGCGTTTGATGCGTTAAACTCAGAAATCTGCGACCACGTTCCACCAGCCCCGCCGTTATCGATTTTTTCGGTATCAGAATCAACTTGCCGTGTGGTGAAAGTTAGTTTCATTGGGTTTTTCTGTACGCCATTAACCATTAGCGGTGCGACTTTGGCAAAACGCTTGATGGTAAGCGTGCTATTTGTTGCACCGCTACGAACAACCTCAAACCTTAACGTTGGACTGAAGTAATTTAAAACAGTGATGGTTGTTTCATAAGGGTCGGATATAATCCCTCGACTATCTTCAACATATCCTCTTAACGTGAATTGTGTATCTTTGTTAACGAATATTTCACGAAAAGTTCCGCTAGGTGCAGAAATCGTGTTATTATTGCCGACGATTTCCATAAAGTAGCCCGTGATAGATGCTCCATACTTTGCTTCGACGTTTTCAAAACGTGCATAGATTTTCGATAAAACGGAAACAAAGTGCCTATCTGATTGAGTGATGTTTCTTGTTAGGGCATTAGCATCGGTTAACGCAATCCTAGAAAACGACGGCTTGATTCTATTCAGTGACAATCCAGCAGTGAACGTTTTCGATTGTGTGTTGATTAGTTTTCCGTCAACATAAGTGTCTAGAAAAATCGTTCCCCAACCGGTCGCTCTGTTAGGGATATCGTTAGCAAAACTTTCTGGGATTATCCACTTGTACGATGTGTCAATATTGTCAGCTAACTTTCCTTCGTGCCCGTACCACGAATATCTAAGTGTGTGTCTAGCTGACGAAACTCTTTTTGTGATAGCGAAATTAATGCTATCTCCCAACACGATATTGCTAGGCACAGTTAAGAGGCTGACGTTCGCTAGCTGGCTTAATGTGATAGCGTAAGGGCCTAGGTTTAAATCGTAAGGACTGTCTGCATTCCCGTATCCGTAGAAATACGCTTTTGCCCCAAAAACGATTTTACCGTTTGTATGTTCGACCGTTATTGTTTTATCAACAATTTGCAATTCTGAGTTCTGTCTTGAAACTTCAAAATAGCTAACGTCGCCAATATATTGGCCAAATGCATCAACATACCACCTACATTGCCGCCTTGAAAATGTACGGTTTGTGTTGAATAAACTCAAGCGAATACGAACAGAACTGCTGTTCGTTTCAACGCTCGTCCCAACTTCATCAATAGTCAACTTGATACGATACCCACGGTCATTATTAGACCAGTATTCTGCCATCTTACTCACCTCCTACATAGCGAATAACATTTCGGTCTGGATTGATGTAATCTTGTTCTTCCCTAAAACGACCAATCTGGATAGTTTTTGAGAAAATACCATTCTCGATGTGAATCACACCTTGTGAAATATACATGACCTCGTTACCGGCTGAGAACATCGAAATGCGTCCATTTGGGCTGAATAGCATAGAACTAGAATTGTCGGTTTTACCAATGACAAGGCCCTCGTTCGATGAAGTCATGTAGCTGTCGATGAAGTTCCAACGCTCTGACATATCACTCAGGTTGTTCTCTAGTTTTGCGACACGAGCACTGGCATCAGCCAAATTGTTCTCAGCTTGTGCCCGATTGGCGTTATTTGCATTAACAAAATCTTGGTAAGCCTTCACCCATTGGTTGAGTGTGTCAAGGGATGCTTTGGCTTCAAGCTCGGCTTGTACCACAGAATTAACTTCGTTGAGCTTATTGAGCTGTGCTTGTGTCAAAACTTGGTCGGCTTTGGAATCGATGTCATCCTGTACATCTTCAATCGCAGGGGTCCAGTCCGTTTTGACTGTTCCTTTTTCGATTTTTACTTCCCAAACAGATTTGCTAGCCGTTTTGTGATATGTATTGACCCGTAGATGATAATTTCCTGTCGGTTTATTCCAAGTAACTAGCGTTCCTGTAGTTCCAGTCTTCAAATCGGATACAATCTGATAATTTTGGTATTTATCATCAATCAACCAAAGTGTCACATTATCGCTTTCGATATTTGGGTTGTGCAAAGCAGTAAAATTACCGTCTGATTTTGCGCTAATAAGATATTTTTGATTTTGCTCTAAGAAGATAGAAGTTTCGGTTTTGTATAAAACATTATTATCAAAATTCGTTGGTTTTCTGTCGGGGTTAAAAGGCCCTTTCGAACCTTTTAAGAGATTCCGACCACCAACTGAAACACTGCCAGCCGTGTCATTCCACGAATAGTCGGCTGGATTAGTGCTATTTGCTTTGTCAAAGTCAGTACATATCCCTAGATATCGCTTAGTGCCGTCTTGCGTAAAACTGAAACCAGTGCGACCATCGGCACTATCGGCATAAGCAAAATGGACGTAAGGTGTTCGTCCGTCTGCTCCTGCTTTACCCGGTATACCATCACGCCCATCGCTACCCTTCCACTTGGACCAGCGATAGTCTTGTGGGTTTCGGCTATCCGTAGTATTGAAATCTTGGTACATGCCGATAAACGCCTTGTCAGTGTCGGTTTGGCTGAAACCACTACCAGAGACCGTGTCAGCGTATGCTATGTGGGTGTACTGTGTTTTACCATCAGCACCCTTAACACCAGGGATACCTTGGTCACCTTTTGGACCTTGTAAGCCTTGTAAACCACGTTCGCCCTGCAATCCTCTGTCACCTTTTGGGCCTGCTGGCCCTGGGTCGCCTTTATCTCCCTTGACACCATTTCGGCCATCGGAGACATTTAAAAAAGTAACTTCTTCTGAAGCTACTTCTTTGTTATCTACCCATGCTGAAACTGTTAAGGCGGTTGGTTGAGTAATCTGTGACGCTACCATGTCGTAGGTCATACCCACGTATTTTATGACACCGTCAATTACGAAACGCCACGTTGCGTTAACGGTTTTATCGCCTTGTTTTAAAACTGGTCGAACAGTAGAACGACCAACGCCGTTCTTAAATACCGTACCATTGGTTGTCGTGATCTCGACACGATATGGCAATGACTTAGATACAATCTCATCGATACGTTGTTGTAAGCTGCCAGACGGTTTATTGTCCAGTTTTCTGAAATTGGTAAACACCACTGAGTTATTAAGTGGCATGTCAAAACTGATTACCATTTCAGACACACGAGCTTCGAGGGTTAACCCACCTCTGAAATTATTATTAATAATCTTAACGGTATCACCTAAATTGATATCCTTGTAGTTTTCAATAAAACTAGATTGAATATCGACGGTGTAGGTCAATAGCGGATAAGCGTATTTTTTAATCGTGCTAATAGCGTACCCTTTTAACGCATTGACATCCTTGTATTCGGTTTCAAAGTCCTTGCGTGTCCATCTATCTGTGTCACTATCCTTCAATGTGGACGGGTATTTCTCCATAGACAGCGGAGCATAGACCATTGGACTGCCTTTTTTAGAATAAAACTCTACTTGCCCACGCTCGTTTTTCTCTTCAAACTCAACACTCTCAAGATTAGTTCCTTCTTGTCCAACGAAATACCCAGCATTGAATAGTTGAGTTTTATCACTAGCAACTTGTACACCTTTTAGCCCGTTTTGGTAGTAGAGAATGACATCCCCTCGCACTTTACCTATACCGTGGTGGTTTTCGTCTGGTTGCTGGTAGATGTCGATGATAAACTTTTTCAAAGTTCCATCTCGATTTAGCTCGGTACGAAAAACAAATTCAGCGTCGAATTGATTCATCAAGCTATGAAGTTGTTCTAACTTAGTACCATTTTGAGAATCAAACGTGATAGTCCTTGTTTTATCAGCGATTTCATTGATACCAATTTCAAGACCAGCATTCCCTAATAAGTCCAGCTCCTTTAAATACCAAGCAATATTCTGTGGTTTATCCGCCTTACGAGACTGTGCAGATTCCATTGCTAACTCAAGGTTAGTGTTGTTACAAGTCACTTGAAAGCTCGTGTCGTTCTCAACAAGTTGAGACACATAAAAAACGTGGTAAGTATTATCGTAGAAAAATGATACATACATTTGATCGTTGATGTAAGCCACATCATCGTGTAGTTTTCCGTTCACAATTTTAGGAATTGTGAAATCAAACGTACTAGTCGAGTATTCGAGGTATGTGTGCCATTGACTGTTAGAGTAGGGCAGCATGCCAGGAACGTTGTTATTCAAGGCACACACCTTACGCATGTTCTTGTCATGTATCCAAATTTGCATTAAACAAAACGCTCCTTCCAGCTTATTTCAATAGTTGGGTCAGTCCTTGTCCAACTAGACGTGTAGATATCGATTTCAGTTTCACCCGTGCCGATACTAAACGGTTCAGATAAGTAAGTTAACTCGTTAGACGCTGGCAGATTGTCAACAAAGGTTTTGCCTTCCGACATGTCAACTTCCAACACCGAGCCTTTGCCAAATCGGTTAGGAATATCCTCGGTAGCATTGACGAAATCTTTGCGATAACAGAATTTATCGACATACATATGAGTTACAAGCGGACTTTGACCAACTCCGGACAATAGAACACTAACTTTTGCTGACTTACGACCTTTTAAGATAGGCACTTTGTATTTTAAGTAAGAGCCCCACCAGTAAAAAATTAATTCATCGTCTCTACGTGCCATGTCTGACCATCCACGTTGTGCGTTAAACGGATTGTGCTCGTCTAAATGCGTTCCTAGAAAATGCCTACTGTCAATAATTTGATAACTACCTTTGCCGTCAGTAGTCATGATATTATAATCACAACCTAAGCCATTTTCTTTTTTCTTGGACTCTACGCCATAAAGGAACCTCCCTTGGTCGTCGGAAACACAAATTTTGAGATATCCGTATTGGTTAGGAAGTCCTAGCCAAAAAACTTGTCTCCACCAAATATAGTCATTTAACGAACCTCTTTCACCGCTAGAATCAACTGGGATGTCCCATGAAATCGAGCTGCCTTGTAGGAATTTATTCCCATTCCCTCTTGAAGTCAGTGCGATGTTAGGACGATTGAATACATCGACAATGTTTAGCGTCCCGTTCAAATCAGCACTATTGTCGTTGAAAATACCATTGTTTTTTGAGCCACTCGCAAAACCTTTTCGAATGCCGCTTTCGTCTCGATAATCTAGCAATATTTCCGAACGCTTTACATTCTGGGTGTCGGCTTCATTCGGATTGCCAATCTCGTAGCTTTCGCTAGACGATTTCACAACCCCAACCCATCCATTATCCGAATTGAATTTCAGTTTAATATCTGGGTATGTTTCAGCCGTACCAAAATTTTTTAGCGTAGCCTTGTAGTGTCCAGCAGATACCTTCTTAATACTGCCGTATTTGGTTTCACCGTCGCTACTTACTAGGGCTTGTGCCTTGTTCTCGCCGTAACTTTTAGGTACGTCGAACGTTACCGTTACCGTTGCGGTAATCGGTGCCGTGTTCTTATCTACCGTTAAGGATGCTTGACCAGACGGGATAGCTTCCCAGACCTTGTTAGGTTCATCACCGAAAATCAATGGTTTCGGCTTATCTACGTTGAGGTAACCGCCCAACGTTTCAGCAATGGTATTGAAGTAGTCGTAGTTACCAACTAGAGTAAACGATACTTGAATCTGCTTAACTGACAAGGTGCTATATAGGAATTGCTGACCATAACGCCTGCGCCCTTGGTCTTGATAGTTGTTATTGAAGTTAGCTGCCACATTCTTAGTGACATCCACAGGAACGATACGCCCTTGTCCCTCATTGAATAATTCGGTTAAGTTCTTACCGTCATAAGTTACTGACATTCCTATCAAATAATGCTACCTCCCAGCAACGCTTGTCTGCGTTCATAATCGTTTGTTGCTTTCGTCATAAAGGGTGCTAACCCGTTTGACACACTTCTACCATCGATGATATTCCTAACTTCGATTGGGTTAGAGCCGTTGGTTACCAACTGACTAAGTAGGTCAATCATGATGTCTAATTTGTTTTCTAGGATAGAAACACACTCACGGTCTGAAGTGTTATCGTGATTGCCTTGTGGGGCATCACCGGCGAAACGTGCCACTGCTTCAGTAAGTAGTTGCCACGCTCTACCACGTTTGGCGATATCTGTTGGAATGACATATTCTGGCATATCGCCTTCAGCCAATTCATACACACCGTTCTTGTGGACTAGACCACCGTTAGCGTAGCCATAAGCGGCTACACGGTTAAAGGCTGCGTCTGACGTACCATAGCGGTGCTTGATGTAGTTGATTGCGGCAAGCAAGTTGTCATATCCGTTGCGGATATTATTGTGGCCAGCATGTTTGTAGGCGTCAAACGTTGGTTGAATAGTCTGCATCAAACCAATAGATGGTGTCCCAGCTCTGGCGTTACTATCCCAGTTGTTTTGAACGTTAGGGTTACCACCAGATTCACGCTGGATGGTTGCCAAAATTTTAGAGACACGGAAGTCGTTCGGCTCGATTCCATTTGCTTTCAAGGCACGAACAACAGATTCACGCCATCTTGAAACACCCGTACCTTGAGGGCCATCTTCACCGCCCCCAGCAGGACTTAACAACGGACCAAGGGTTTTCTTAATCCAATCGAACATGCCACCGACTTGGCGTTTAATCAACGTTTGAAGTGGACTGTTGCGGTCTTTAAGTGGCTTACTATTGTCTTCACCACTTCCGCCACTATCACGCACCCCAAAATCAAGGAACGTAGCAGCGTTCGAAATATGTCGTCCAGCATATTGATGATACTGACCGTTACCGCCGTAGTTGTATTCTTCACCATCGTAAGTATCGCCATGCACCGCCGTTACAAAGTCAACGTGGTTACTTGATACCGGACCACCAGTGTAGACGGCAACCGTACCCGGTTTTGGTCTACTTAAGTGTGGCACGCTGGCAGATATCCACTGGTTACCATTACCAAGGTGACTAAACAGACTAGGCTTAACACCAAGGTTAGCCAAACGGCTGGCAACGAAGGATACGCACTCACGGTAGAAATAACCCCACGGGTCAGCACCAGCGTCTTTCGCTTTATCTTTGAAGCGGTAATCGTCACCTTTAGCACCCATAGCTACTGTACCTTCATCCATTGAGGCACTGGCCATCGACCAAAGCTCTTTCCACCAATTCTTAGCTTCTTCAACTGGTTTCTTATACAATGCGTTACCGAGCGGATTAAACATACCGGCTAACTTATCAGCGTTAGGGCTGAATTTCTTAGCCAATGATCCAACTGGGTCTTTAACCACATCGCCGACAAATTCAATCATTTTCATAAATTTGTCAACACCGTTCTTCATAGTGTCCCAAACTGAGCCCGCAACGTTGGTAGCAGTGTCCCAGATTTTAGACCAGAAACCAGTCCCCTTTGCAAAGGCTCCACGTTCAACACCCATGAGCATAGCTAATTCACTGGCATTGATAACCTCCGAACCAGCCGGCAAGAGGTATTCAACGTTTCGACCTTGTGGCAAGAACGACTTACCATTAGGCAGAATTACCATTTCTTGGTTGTTGGTTTCAGGACTATCGTAGCCATCGTTTAGCGTTGCTAACGTAGGTTTGGTAATTGGGTTTCGGTATGAACTAAACATACCAGTACCACCAGCAAACTTAACTTTCGGGATTTTCGAGATAGCTTCTTTGCTACCACCGAAATCAGAAATCAGTTTATTGATGCCATCGATACCAGCGTTTGGCAAGGCAATGACAGCATTGATACCGTCACCAGCAAGCTTCTTCATGCCGTCCCACATTTCGCCGAAACCTTTTTTAACGTTATCCCAAGTATCTTTGAAGAATTTAGCGATATTGGTTAAAGCATCGGTGATTAGTTTGGTAATGTTAACACCGAATTTCTCTTGCGTTAACGCTCCGATTTCATCCCATTTCTTCGAAAGGATTTTTTTAGAGTTTTCCCAACCGTCAAACCAATTCTTATTGATACCTTTGTGGTGTTTGTCGATATCCTTACCAAGAGCAGTCATGGCTTCCGTAGCATTACCCTTGATACCTTCCCACGTTTTAGATGCGAATTTCTTAACGTTGTCCCACTTTTCGCCCCAATCTTTCTTAAGGTTACTCATGTGTTTTGCAACACCCTTCGCCATATCTTTGACATGGTCCACTGTGCTATCGACAAACTTCTTGAATGGCTTGTTATGCTTGTACATCAACTCAAAACCAGCAACTACTGGATTGGAGATTACAAGCAACTTCTTAGCGGTGTTAGTAAAGGCTTTGATACCTTTTTCACCACCAGTGAAGTAAGTCTTGGTCTTTTCAAAACCTTTCTTGGTGCTCTTGGTCATTGAGTCCATCGCACCCGTCCAAGTTTTCTTCATGCCATCCCATGTTTTACCTAGCCACTTACCAGCATTAGAAAAACCGTCTTTGATACTTTTCACAATACCATCAACGAATTTCTTGAATTTCTTATTATGCTTGTAAATTAAAGCAAAAGCCCCAGCAATAGGATTGGCAATAAATAAAAAGACTTGTTTCCAGTCCTTTTTGAAGAAATCAATGATCTTGCCAAAGATTTCTTTTGTAACTTTGAAGATTTTATCAAAGGCTTTCTTTGCAGCGCTGAACATGCCATCAACAAATTTCTTGAATTTCTTGTTGTGTTTGTAAAGCAACACCAAGGCAGTGATAGCCGTAGTTACTGCAATCACAATCAAACCGATAGGGTTGGAAGCCATAGCTAGATTCCACGCCTTTTGAGCTAACGTCGCAACTTTTTGAGCGGCAGCCATAGCTTTTTGGGCGACAGTCATAGCTATCGTTGAATTTTTCATCACGTTAATAGCTTTAGCAACTTTCATCACTCCTGAAGCTACTTTAGAACCCACAAAGTAAGCAGCAAACAAAGAACCGACTGTTTTAATAGCCGTCTTGTGTTCAGCAATGCCACCCAGAGCCTTGGATAGAGATGTTACTGGTGATTTGGCTTTCTTGCCATTCCCAGTCATGAGATTGAGTGCCTCAGCGACACCTTTAATCATGCCCACTGCGGTTTCCCAAACACCGCTAGCAAAGTCTTTACCGATGCTAAACACCGAACCTAAACTATCTTTAACCTCTTTGAAAAAGGCTACAATTTTAGGGGCATTGTTAGCAATGGTTTTACTAACGTTGTCAACGACCTTGTTAAGACCGTCCATGAAGCCATTGAGCTTATCCTTACCATCACCGAGATTAAACACTTTTGAAAAGGCGTCCAGGATAGTGCCTAGCCCTTTGGAAACGTGCTCCCCTAAATCTTTAAACTTGGTTTCAGTGTTAGGATCAGCAACCCAATCCCCAATCTGTTGTAAAAATGGGTTTTTCATTTTATCGATTGGGTCACGGAAAGCTGCAACTACCGCCGGCATACGGGATTGAATTGTTCTTTCAAGACCACCGATAGTCGTTGAGAAGTTAGCCGTTGCATCCTTGTATTTGTCTTGCAACTCAAACAAGGCTTTCTGTGCCATCTCAGCGGTAATCTTACCGTCTTTTTGAAGTTCCGCATATTTATCTGCGGTCATGTCTGTAATCCCAAGCTCTTGTGCTGCCACTTCTTTAAGCTGGCTCTTCATTTCCGGGAAGACATTGATAATAGACATCATGTCTTGCCCTTGAACCTTACCATTGGCAATCATTTGAGCCCATTGGGTTGCGAAATTCTCAACGGCTGCATCGGTTTGACCAAAAGCGTCTTGCAAAGTCAAGATGGCTTGCGTTTGTTGTTTAGTCAACTCGGTATTGTGGGTAACGGCATAGAATTTCTGGTTCATACCATCAACCATTTCAGTTGAGTTGGCCGCTGCTTGTGCCATTTGGTTGGTCATGTCGACCATCTTCTTACCTTCTTCGGCATTGCCCGTTAAGGTTAACCAAGTGGCATTCATGGTTTGTTGATATTTAACGTATTCGGCGCTGGATTGTGCGATTTCGTCAAACTTACCTTTGATAGCTCCCAATGCGTTTTGAAAACCGTTGCTGATTAAGTTAGCTGCGAACGTAGCCCCGAAGATACCCTTTAAGCGTGAGGTTTTCGTTTCAGTCTCACTAACTTCACTACCCAAACGTTTAAAGCTATCTTTCAAGCGTCCAATGAGCGAGCTAGAACGTTGACTTTGCTCAATTTCATCATTCAACCTATCGGCAGCATTGCGAGCATGAGCCAAACTAGTAGCCGTTTCGTCCAACCGTCTACGTTGAACGAGGTATTCTTCAGAGGTTTTACCAGATTGGCGAGCAACACGCTCAAGCATGTCTTTTTGTTTCTCATACTGCTTATTTAAGTTAGTAATCGAACTTTTGTATTGCTTAAGCTGTTCTTCCCTCGCTTCATCCTCTTTACCTTCCGCTTTCAACCGTTTAACGTAGGCTTCAGACGATTCGTTTTGCAGTTTGTACTGTTTCTGCAATTCAGCAAGCCCAGACCTATGATAATCTAGGCTATTTTTGGCTTGCCGTTGTTGATTTTCCAACGATGCCAAACGGGTCGTAGCTTGGTCAATCTGTTGTTGGTACTTAAGGTACTGTTCAGCGGTTTCAGCGGTACTTCCTTTAAGCTGAGACTGCTCTTGTTTCAGTTTCTCAATCTTATGTTGTTGGTTTTGGATAGCATTACCCAAGCCATCGTACTTAGCTTGTGCTGCTCCCAGATAATCACCAGCGCTACGCATTTGGCTTTCTTGTGCCTTCCATGCGTTCGTAGAACTATTGACTAACTGAGTTAACCGCTTAATCGAGTTAGCGGCTTGTAGCGTATCCAAGGCGATTTCCGTGGACATGGTAGCTTGTACTTTTGCCACGTATTATTTTTCCTCCTTTCCTTAAAAATTTAGAGTAAAGATGTTGGGTCAACCATTCTATCTTCTTCCTCTTTTGCATTTAGAATTTTCATCAGTTCATAATAATCGGTGTCGTAGTACTGATCTAGTGTCCACCCAAAACCTTGAATTGATTTTTTAGCAACAAGTTTTAAATCCTCGATACTGTTCTCTAAATCAAAAATCTGTTCCCCTTTTGACTTTACTCTTTTGGGTCAGTTTCACCAGCGGCGTTTTCAAGTTGTTCGTCTGTCAATCCGTACATATAGCCCACCAATTTTTCGGCAATCTCTTGTGTACGGACATTATCCAAATCAAGCAATTTGTCATAGGCTTCATCATCCAAATTGAGGACAGCACGGATAAAACCAAGCATTTCTTTAAGAATCGTGAAACTTGCTTGTGCTTGTTCTTGTGTGTCGCTTTCTTCGACGGTGTCGCTGATTTTAAGGACGGCAAGTTGGTACTCGTGCATACGCAAGATATTACGGTTGCTTGTAGTCACCTTGAAGGCTTTCTTACTGATTTCTGGGATTTGAATAGTTCTGATTTCCATTTATCTTTACTCCTTTAACAAAAATAGAGGTCAGGCCATAAGCTCGACCTCTTGCGAATTATTTAGATTATCCACCGATTCCTGGTACACCAGCTCCAGTGAGTACATATCCACCGAATACTTCTTTAAACATGTTTGTTTTATCAAAAGTAGATGCTCCAGAATAGTATTTCTTGTAAGGTTCACCACCGAACGCAGTCGCTGACAAGGCATTGAATGTCATGTTGTCGTCTTGACGAGTTTGAGCCGTATCAGTATCGGTTGCAACGTTTTGAGTTGATTCTTGCATGATCCCGTTAGCAAAACCAAAGAATACTGAGTGTTTGCGGTCAAGTGTTTCAGATTCAATCAATACCGCTGTGTGAGGTTTTTCACCGTCCATAACGTAACCACCCTTGCCGTCTGGTTTAAAACCAAGCATTTTTTGTTTGATTTCAAAGTCAAGGTTATTGAAGTCAAATGCCACTGTTGGTGAACCAGGCGCAATCATAACATCTTGCACTGAATTGTTCCCGGGAATTTTAGTTGCTTGCCCTTCCAAATTTGAGATGTTAGCGGTACGAGTACCAAGCATAGTTGAATCAACTTCAATCACGCCATCAGTAGAAAGGCCGTCAGCACCTTTAAGTAGTTTTTGGGTTTTTGGGTCAACCAAAGCAAGGCGGACCATTTTCAAACCTACAATTGCCATATAGTAATTTCTCCTTCGTTAAATTAGCTTGTCGAGAGCAACAAAAAAGACCGCCGTAAGCTGTAACGTATCGGGGTCTATGCTATGTTCTCTCATATCTGTAATTGAGTAGTGTTCAGATTTTAGGAATTTCAATAGTTCCATTTCAAAGGCTTCGATATCAAAATCAATATCAGCCTTGTAGAAAATCTGGACTTCCACTCTGTCTGTTTTACTGAAAAAGGTATTATTCCCACTCAAATCAAGGGACGGATTGCTTTCAGTGAGCAAAACGATTGTCTTATCGGTATTTTCTTCGAGTTCTTTAGGCAAGTTGTTTGCATATACTTCGCTTATTTCACCAAATTCTTTGCCGTCAATTAGCTCTTTTAGTTTTACGGTCGCTAACACTTAAATCACTTCCCTCCTTTCCTTCGAATGAGTTTCTCATATTCCTCTTTTTCTGCCAATAGCACTTTCTTTTGAACGCTGCTATCGTTTTGGACATTGGTAACGAAATGATCAGCACGGTATTTCTTGGTGCCATCGTTTAGCCGTCTGGCATTTTGAGCGTGGTAGTTGTTTTTCCAGCCTACGGTTGCCACACCGTTCTTTCTGCCGTCCGCATTAGTGGATTGGACAGATAAACCGTCAGCCATGTGTCCATACTTCAAATCTTTTTTATTTGAGTAGTGTTTCTCCCTAGTAACTTCTTCCAGTTCCTTTTGAAACACTTTCGCACCAGCAGTGGTAATTTTCGCTTGTTCCGCTGGTGTTAAATTACCAATGCTAGCTACTGTTTCAAGCCAGCCCTCTAGTGCTTCATCAAGCCCTACCATAAGCTATCACCCAACTTTCTTGTGCTTTCTAAGTGTCAGAAAGTCGTAGCGATTAAGCCCAAAGTTTTCGTTTGGACTAACACGCACAATATCATACTGAGTGCCATTTAGGACGGCCACTTGACCTTCAATCACTTTAGCATTGTGGCGAATAACAATCACTCGTGTATCGCTTTCGCCATTCTGTTGGGCTAAATACTCTTGATTGAGTGTGCGAGTATGGGGTTTATAATGCAGCGTAAACTGTTTCACGAATTTCGGAACACTCACACCCGTAAACTTGTTAGGGGTGCTTTGATATGTGCCAAAATCAGCTTTAAAACGAAAGTCTGAGGGTAAATATCTAACTTTAGGCATTAGTCACCTCTTTCTTCGCTATACGTTGCGTATAAGCCCCTTAATTGCCCTATAATGCTATTCAACGTTAAATTGATAGGATAAGTCACTGTATCAGTTAAAGCCACCCTATAGGTGAAATATGAGCTTGTGAGGGCTATTACAGCCGTGTCAAACAAAGATTCTACACTTTCAAGGTCGTAGAATTTCGGGTCATTACCGACTGCATTGATAATGTACTGTTGAGCCGATTCAATGTAAGCTGGAATGAGTGCAGTGTCGTCTGTCTCATCCAGATTCAAGGTCTGCATGATGGTTTCCTTAGATACACTCATTGCTTACCTCCTAAATTAAGCTCCGGCAGTAAGATTAGCTTTTTGGTCAGCGATAGTCTTGAATGACGCTGGCACAAACGCTTCTTCATCAGTTTTTACAACATCGAAGCGGTCAATAACACGTACTTTAGTAGTGTCAGTTTCGAATGCTCCACCACCGATATTTGTTGAAAGTAGTGACAAGTGTTGACGGTCAAAGAGTGTTACCGCTTGTTTTAAGTCACCGAAATAAAGTGGCATAGCTCCAGCTGCACCATTAGCAAGCCAGCGGTCAGAAACTTCTTTAACTGCGAAACCATCGATTGAGTAGCCAGTTGGTGATTTCACATCACGTTCCATGAGGTAGTCACCCATTGCGTTCTTAACTTTCTTAAGTGCAGTAAAGCCTGAAGTGTTAGTCAAAAAGAATGAAGTTTGTTTGATTGCTGGGTCAACTTTAGCTTCGAGATCAATGATGTCATCCCATTTAGCCAATGTCGGTTTAGTTGGGAGTGTTGTAATAACATCCAAGATAGCTTTGTTACGAGTAACAACGACTTTTTTCGCAATCCAACCAGACAACCAAGCAAGGATGTTTTCGGCAGAATCAGCAAGCAAGCTGTTAGTTACTGTTGAGATACCAGCATAGCGTTTGATAGCGTAGCGGATAAGAGAAAGTTTTGGATCATCATTAGCACCGATTTGTCCAGCTTCATCATCGAGTTTAGAAAGACCAGTGATTTCAGCCCATTTCTCATAAACACGAGAACCAGTAAGAGTAGTTACGTTTTCAACGTTTACATACTCTTGCAATGAGTCGTATTGACGAACCAATGTATTGATAGCTGTACGGATATCTTGTGGGATAGTCAAGCCAGCGTCAGCACCAGTCCCGTCTGTTTTAGAATCAAGTAAGTTTTGGTAACGACCACGAACGAGGTTTTTGAAGTCTTTAACAAAGTTAGCTTTAACTTCTTCTTCGTTTTCAGTCAAAGGTTTCTTGTCTTCTTCAGTCATGTTAGCTACTTCGCTAGCACGAGCTTCAGTATATTGTTCTTTGAACATATCACGCTTCATTTTCGCAGTGTCACGCTCGTTTTTGATTGCTTGCAATTCTTCAGCGGTTACTGAATCATCAAGCATAGCTACGTTAAGTTTTTCATTCAAGTTTTCGACCTTGTCGCCTTGTGCAACCCAAAGGTCATGCAATTCGTTTGATGTTTTCATCAATCATCTTCCTTTCATTTTTCAAGTAAAATAGCCAATTTCTGCTCACGCAATGAATTGGTTTTAGGTGTCGCAATCATATTCTTAAATTTAGTGATTGCTGATTTGCTTGGTAGTTGATGTACGGTATTCGTAACCATGATTTCTTCTTCATTATCATTGAAAAACATGATTTCATCCGCAAAACCTTTATCAACGGCAGTTTTAGCATTAAGCCATGTCTCTTTAGCCATAAGGTCTAGTAATTCTGGTTGTTTAAGTCCAGTCTTCATTTCGTAAGCTAATGCGATAGACTCATCAATGCTATTAAGCACCGCTGATTGATGCTCTAGGTCATCACTGTTTCCAACGATGCCAGTAGACGCCTTATGTATCATAATATGTGCCGTTGGACTGATACGCACGGTATCACCAGCCATAGAAATGACACTCGCAGCACTAGCCGCAAGGCCCTGCACATTAACCACAATACGCTTGCCACTAGCCTTAAGCATTGTATAGATTTCGCTTGCTGCAAACACATCACCACCGTTTGACGCAATGTTAAGCGTGATTTCTTCGTCTTCATCGTTTGCAATGGCATCTTGTACCAGTTTGGGATAGGTACTAGACATGCCAAAGTATTCGTAGAATGCACCAGCATCATCACTTACAATATCGCCTTTAATGTCAATCTTGCCCATTTATCTCACCTCCTTTCAATGCGGTACGGTTAGGGTTCTTACCCTCTGGCAACTCTTTAGGTAGAATTTCAGCTTGTTGCAAAATATACAAGCCTTGATTCTGTGCGAGTGTGCCGCTTTTAACCATGCTATTGATACGGCTGATATAGTTAGCACCAGTCGGGTCAACCGCTGGGAAAATATCTGCGTCAACATCGCATGAAAGTTTCTGAGATAACTCACTAAGAAACGGTCTTAAATAGCGTGCAACTGCTTTAGAATAAACATTTGAGCTCATTTCTAGTGAAGATTGTTGGTCTCCTTGTCCACCGACAACGTTCTCTGGGATACCGTAGACTTTCGCAAATTGTCCGGTCGTCCAGTCTGCTTGCTTAAGTAATTGGGCCACGTTGGATTTGATTTCAAGAGGTGTAAAATCCTCTAAATCATCCAGTACCAACGGACCGCCTTGCATTTGCTTCATTGCTTGTCGAGAGCGTGAGACCTTGGTTTTGAAATCGAGCAAACCACCGCCCTTAATCTTCAAAATACCATTGGCGTTTAGGGCATTTTTAAGAGAGTTAAGCGTTAGCTTATCACTAGCTTTTTGAATATCTAGTTCTCTACCTAGAGCCATCAACGGACTTACGCTTGTCAAACCACCATCTACAGATAGCAATCTAAAGTGTAAGATATCGCTTTGCGGAACGTGTTGTTTTGGCGGAATGCGTGGGTCATCGAATGTGATGTTGTAATAAAGACCATTCTGATTGTCCAATCGATTGAAAGAGACTTGAGAAGGTCTTAAATACTCCCACTTCATATCACGCCCATTGTCGTTTCGCCATCGATACGCAAAGGCTTCCCCGCCCAATAACATTTGAGCAAAGATAGACTGGTAAAAATTGAAACGGTTGGCGTTGTTTGATGGGTTATCCACGATGCCTTGCATTTGTTTTCGGCTAGTTGTTAGCTTAGCAGTCGCAAGGTCGTTAGATAGCTGACTGACAATAGAGAATAGGTCCGAGTTTTTTAGAGCGGTTTCGGCTGATACCCACTCACTGCCATTCAAGGTAGCTAAAAACTCTGAATCAGTGATATCAAAAAAGCCCCCTTGATTGCTCGGTGGGCTTTCGGTTGCTAAATTAAATATCGGCAATTATTATCACCTCCTTTCTAGCATTTTTTAGTGGCTAGCTCACTAATCAACCCAGCTAGTACGAATGTAATGGTCATACTAATACCAAACCACACGTAACCGAGGTTATAAGTTGTTAAATTAAGCGAAATTGCAGCTAAAATGAACATCAAAATGTCAAAAATAGCCCAAATTGCCTTAAAAAACTTCAAAATCATGTCTTAATACTCCTCTAATAGCCCACTGTCTGGGTTTTTTAGCCAATTTAAAACGGCTTCTTGGCTCATGTGCTCTACCTTCCACGTTGGATTGTTGGTAATAGCGTAGTCTTCGAAAGCATACATGCCATCATAGAATGCATCGATAAGAGCGTCCACCACGTCGATTTTGTAAGTAGATTTCATTTTATCTACTTGGATACCGATGTTATCCTCTTTGATTACCGCATTTATCAAGGCTTTTCGCATGATTTCATCATCCAAGCGTGTGATATTTCCTTCGATAAAGAGCGTTTGAAGGAATTTTGTAGGGTCTTTTAACTCACTTGTACGCTGTCTTATTGGCATGAGTGGAAAGCTAGTGTTAGATTCCAAAGCCTTGATAATCTTTGAAATCCCCATAGCGTCATACCCAAAAAAGACTACATCAAGCTGATTATCTTCCACATACTCACAAAACCAACGGTACACTTCCTCTGGGTTGATAAGTCCTTGTGGGTGGCTTGTAATCGTACAAAAACCCTTGGTTTCCAAATCTCGATAGTTGACACCGTCTTGTTTTTCTTTGGCTTCAAGTGAGCCTGCTTGTTGCCACGGAATGAAACTATGCTGTTCTATATGCCATTTTTGGCTACCGTCTGCCCCTAGATAAGGATAGACAAAGCCAATTGCGGTGTTGTCGCTAAACATTGAGGCATCAAGCCCAACATAAGCACGTCTGCCACGTATATCAAAATCAGAAATGACCGAGCGCTCGATGTCTTCCAGCTTTAAGAAGCTGTTTTCATCTTGTTCGCCCCAAAGGTTCATATTCTTGATTATAAAATCGTTGATATTTCCAGATAAAAGGTCAGCGTCTCTCTTATCCATAAGACCTTTTAAAAGCGTATCGTGTTCGCTTTCAAGGTCTAATAAGGGGTTCGACTTGCTCCATGTTTCAGGCATATAAATCTCATCTATGCTATCCTGCGACCAAACGAGGCACAATTGAGTATCACCAGCCCTGTCGTCACGCTCCATAATCCCTTGCATCATCCGTTCATCGTGTCTTAATGGCGAAGTGGGGTTTGGATAGGCAGTGGAAATTTGAATAAATTGTCGGTTTGGAATTTTAACCTGCCCAGAAACGATTTTAGAAATGCTCGTTCGGTCTTTCAAATCACCCGACTCATCCATAATCGCATTGGTCAAGTAAAGTGGAATCCATCATAGTTACCGCTTTCGGAAGATATAGCCCTTAAAACGTTGTTATTCGTTCTCATAATGACTTGTTCTGACTGGATAGATAAGTCCAACTCTTCAGCTAGAGACTTAAAAGGTTCTTTGGTGATTATCTGTTTAAGCATATTCTTAATATAGCCCATTAACTTCATAGTCTGCTTGAAGTTGATTGAGCTTACCAGATAATCTTGGTTAGATAGTCCAAGTCCTTCGAAAAGGTAAGAGAAACACATAGAAATAGCCTGAATGTACGTTTTCCCTTGACTACGACCAACAGATACAATGACCTGTGAAAAGCGTTTGCCACCCGTTTCATTGCGCCAGCCAAAAGATTGACTAAGCAAAAACTCTTGCCACGGCATAAGCGCTGTTGGCTGTCCCGTGTCAACGTTTGGACAGATTTTAGCAAACTTAAGCACTTTACCAGCTTCTGCCAAGTCGTAACGATAAGGAAAACCGGAATTCCCTTGATGTTTTAAGTCTCTCAAGTGCCTTAGACAAGCAAGTTGCATCATGTAACCAGCTTGTGTTTTCCCATCCATCACATCAAAAGCGTATTTAGTCCCCGGGTCTTGATATTTTTCTCTAACTTCCGAAAAGTCACTGTCTTGATATATCTTTGTTATTGTTTTATTCGTTATTTGTTTAGTTTCCACTTTTTAAATCACCCCCCTTCTAATAAAAAAGAACAATTAAAATAATTGCTCTAATTTTGTTTCTATATCGTCGTAATATTTTATTCGGATTAACTCAATTTGCTTTTTCGTGCAATAGTTATCCTTGATTTTGTCACGTTTACTTTGGATTTTAAACGCTTCAACACCTCCCCATCTATCAACTGGTCGGTCGTGTTGCTCGCCATCGAACTCAATCAACGTGTTCATTGTTGGCAAATAAAAATCAAAAGGTAAAGGCTTTTTGTATCGGCAATCATCAAACCTGACCTGCTCCTCAAAAAATACGCCTTTTGACAGTAAGAATTCTTTAACTCTACGTTCTCCACGATATTCATTGCATTTTTTACATCTGACTCCGTTTTTAAAATTATGCGGAGTAACCCAAAAAGTGCCGTTGCAAAGTTTATGCTTTACCAATATCGGTTCAGTTGATTTTATATATTCACCGATAACGACGTATTCATCGTGACAGTTTTTGTCTATAAACCTTTGGAAATCGGTCTTGCACGAAATTCTATCATCTGTCTTTGTCAAAGAAATTTCATCCAGCTTTTTTAGGCTGATTGCTCTTTTTTCGCACTCACAATAACCACCTCCTTGGCGTAATGTCCCGTAACATATTTGATAAGTGTTTCCACACTTTTTATGTTTGATTGTTATGTTGCCTTTTGAATTTTTATATCCGCCAATATAATCATACTCATCCCCCAACGTTTTATTTACTTTGCTTTGAATATCTTTGCTCTTATGTGTCCTTTGTTCTTTCAACTTGTTTTGTCGGCACTCAGGACATCCTTTGCCTCTTAATAAGTTATCTGGACTTATTTTGTATTTATGACCACATTTCTTATTCAACACTTCAATTTTTGTTTTTGCATTGCTGTATTTTTCTAAAATATCATATCCACCGCAAAATCTTTCGTGGACTTGTTCCAGAAAAATATCATTTGTCTTATTTTTCCCAGCGCAATAAGGGCAAGCTTGGCCTCTAAGTAAATGGGTAGGCGTGTTTTCCCAAACCTTCCCACACGTACAACATTTCAACCTCACCTTTTCTCTAGCAAACTTATACTCAGAAATAACTTTATATTTTCCACCGTTGATAGCTTTTATTTCTTCAATGAATTCTTTGTGTGTCTTCCGTCTGCTCATTCTTTCGCTCTTTCTATATTGTATTTACTTAATCTTACAATATAATTATAACATATCCTCTTTACAATGCAATACTTTTATTGTATTATATTAAAAAAAGGAGGTAACCATGGCAAAAAAACGTATGACGTTCACGCTCGATGAAGAGCTCTTGGCTAAACTAAAAGAGATATCAGAAGAAACAATGATACCGCAAGCTAAGATAGTTCAAAAAGCTATCGAAAAACAACTAAAAGAGATGGGGAAATAAATTCCTCATCTTTTTTAACCACTCAAAAATTCTTTCATCATTTCAGTTGTTGACTTTTCAGGCTTGCTACTATCTGCGATTGTCAGCAACTCTGCCCTACCTTTCGGCGTGAGACCTAGTTGCATGGCTATTTGATTCAGCGTAGTTGTTGCATCCTTCATCGTGGCAACTGCTGGATTCTTTTTAAAACCGAGCGACTGCTCGCCCAAAATCTCACCAGACCCTTGAGCCTGTATAGGCTTTGTGATTTCCTGCTGGATGCCGTTTAGCTTGACGTCTTCGTAAGCCATCTTGTAGATCTCGTAGTTAGTGCAATAAGATTCCACCAAGAACGTATCTATGCGCTCGACCTTGCCTGTTCCTTCTAAAAACGGAACGACTTTGCGCCAAACCTCCCTAGCTACCTGTCCTAGATAGTTTGGTGGGTCACTCGGTAAACGCCCTTTATTTTGTTTATAAAATGGATTTTTAACCAAGTTCGCCTCACCTCCTTCTAGTTCATTTTGACACCCTTTAAAAATCTGAAAAATTGGTGTCCGACATAAAAGAACACCTTGTGGCGGCTCTCCTTGGCACGAGAAAGGGGCGGGGGTCAATTTTAAATCGGCTCGAGGGTTATTACACCACCCTTATTATAAAATCGTGCTATGGGCTTATTAGAGGGGTTTAACGACATCCTCTTTTTTGCGGGCTATTAAATCGGCCCACGATGTCACGGAAAGTCGTAGCTCGGTGTTCTGTTTCGTTCTATTTTGACCAGTACCATAGATTTCTTGTTCCAAGGTACGTTTCGTGTTATCGCAGCTTCTACACGTTGCTACTACGTTTGAAATTTCAGTTCTGAGTTCTGGTGCAATTTTAACGGGTGTAACGTGGTCGCCTATACGAGCGTCTGGTGTGGTAACACCCAACGCTAGACAATACTGACATAGATAGTTGTCACGTTCCAATGCTATCTTACGAATAGAAGACCAAGTCTTTGAGCGATAGAATGCGTAGCGTTCCTTGCTCTCATCGTCTCGGTTTCTTACTCGTGTATTGTATCTAGTGCGTGAGTATCTCTGTCTCTCCTCAGTGTATGCTGCTTCCATACTGCTATGTGTAGTGCAGTAATGTAATGGTCTCTCTGTTAGAGCGTGGCATCCCTCTGCCCTGCATCGTCTGACCATCGGCATGGGTACACCTCCTCTCAGATAAAGTAAAAGAAGAACACTTCTGTGTCCTTCTGATTCGATAATACTATATTACCACATTGATAGTATGATGCACTATAGATTGGTATAGACCAATGCAGATTAATCCAAATACTTCTCAGCTTGTCTTAACTTAACATAGTAAGTTGCCTTACTAAAGCCCATACGGTCACATATCTGCCAGATATCTAGCTGGTCTATATATACCATCTGGAGTAGGGAGCGTGCATCTATATCCCCCACCTCTGCTATTTGCCGGCGAAAGTCTAGCTTTTGCTTAATAGCCTCGGCAGTGAAACGTTCCACTTCCTCCCTAGCCGTCATAAGTTCTACATAGATATCATCCTTACCCTTACGTTTCCCACCTTGTACCATGTCTGTTTGCATAGCACCAGCCGTTACTTTAAGGGCTTGTGATTCCAGACGTTTAATCTGTTCTATCTGACTGTCAATGTACCTGTCTAATGCCTTAATCTTTTGCAGCCGTTCCACTGTTCTCATAAATACGATTCCTTTATGGTATAATAATATTAACAAATTCGTAGAAGTCCTGGGCATTAGTCTAGGTCTTTTTTTATACAAGAATAAAGAAGGATTAGGTTATCACCTCCCATGCGTTAGATTTAGCCATGCCACCAGTAATGCAAGACTAGGGTGAAAAGAAATCAAAAAGGATTCCTCGATTCTATAACTTATTATTTACTGGATTTTAGTGTCGAGGCCTGTCAGCTCGACGGGTGTTGAAAAAGTGTCGAAAAGTGTCTCTTGGATAGCATGACAGACTAACAGCCAGTGACGGATTCGAACCGTCTATACCATTCTGGCTACAAACCCATTGCCAATGCTGTGTATAGAGCACGCTTAACGCTGGGTTTCTCACGACCTACCTTGCCTTTAGTTCGATATTTAAGAATGATGCGATCAACTTCATTGTCTAATCTCTCGCTCCATTCATAGTTATTAAATACATAATCAATAATTTCGCTGAATAACTCTCTTGAAAGTAGCCCTTCCATTTGAATCGCCTTTAACGGCGTTAGAGCAGCTTTTTCCGCATAACACAGATTGAGGGCGTTTTGGGTTCTGTTAGCATTTTTCTGGCCGCACCCTTTAACCTCTCTAATATAGTTGTTTAGGTTGTTAGGGTGTTCCTTGCGTAGTTCTTCCACTTCCTCACAGAAACGCTTGAACAGTCCCTCTGGCAGTCCTGCGTTGATTTTATCCAAAACCGGTTTAGTGGTTTTACCTCTTGTATAGTGCGTAGACAGATAGTCTTGAAGGTCATCGAATAACTCGTCAGAAATGATGCCTTCTAGTCTATCGACAGTCGCCGGTGATATCCTCGCACGCTCTACCACTGCACTATTAAATGCTTGGTAAATGATGCGGGCTTGTAACTCATCGCACTGTTTCACATCTTGAAAAAACTGTTTATAAGAGCCTTTTTTGTGCGTCTCTCTCAGTGCTGCATGCTCATTGACTAGCCGTTGATATAATTCTGGTGTTAGTCCTGAATATTTGTAGGTTTTGCTCATGAGCTCACCTCTGCCAGTTCCGGATTAGTGTAGATATTCCCGATGATTTCAAGAATCCTAGCAGCCGTTTCAACATCTTCCTCAAAATCTTCGATAGTCGAATCGTCGCTAAACCATCTCTCGACCCCGTTATCGTCAATCATATAGAATCCTAATGTCGGATGGTTTTTGATATCCCCCGTCGTGTGCCCGTCAGTCACGAAATCACCCTCGAAAATTTCTTTGCCATTCTTATCTTGGAGCCCCGTTGATCGCATTAAAACGACGTCATCAAAATCGTAGTAACTTAATTGGTCAAAAAAGAGTGTTTTAACGCAAATTTGCTTTTTCTCAAAATCAATAGACACAATGTCATCCACTTCGTGCATCTCTTTTGTAGCTTCATTCCACGCTCTATATCTTGGAATCATTGTCCTCTCTCCTTCAAATAGCTAGGGATATCATCCCCAACATTAACACTGTCATATTGCTCCTTGCTGACAAGGAATTTCCCGTAAGCCCCACAATCGAGCGTGTAGAGCTTACCGACCATAGATTTTCCAGTAACCTTGCCATGCAGTTCCACTGCGTTGTCTGCCTTGTGGATAACCACCGTCTCGATAGGTCGGTTAACCACTCGTAGAACAGTAGTCGCATTAATGGCTAGCGACACCACTAGCAGCACGGTAGCAATAGCTAGGTCGTTATAAATCCTCTTCTTTGACGAATGTTCCATTAATCATTTTTTCCTTTTCTGTTCTTGATTCCCTCATAAGCAATACCAAGACATTCAGTTACATCAAGGTCTAGCTGGTGTGCCAGTACGATAATCGTGACCAGCGTGTCACCGATGGCGTCCTTGAGTGCTGCTTGCGGTTCCGTGAATTTAGTCGGTTTCAAGAGTACGTCTCGAATTTCTCCGACTTCCTCAGTTACACGCATCCATTGAATCTTTGGGTCAGCTTGTTTTAAATTACGTTCGTCTGCCCACTCGTTGACCTTGTCGATTAGTTCTGACATACTGTCATACGTCGGTTCTTCAGGCTCTGCGATAAATACGAGTTTTACCATTACTCCACCTCCTTAACTTCAATACCTTCGCAATCGAACACCCAGCCGAAATCAGCATCTTCTAATTCTTTGCGGGTGTGTAATACTCCAATCCTTACCATGACTTCACTGTCATCGCCAAAGAACCACTCATTTGAAACTTTGTCATGAGCCAAAAAACTATTGTCTTCCTGAATCCCTTTGATTTTAACTGCATATCTTTTTTCTTCCTCGACCTCATACCCAAACTGGTGCATGTTGATGAGGGTAATTACAGGCTCAGCTTTACCATCTCTAGCCATCCATTTTTTAAAATCACTATCTTTTTGATAGTTCCAATCGACAAGGTACTCCCACAGGTCATAATCAAGTCTATTCTTATGTTCCTCATACCAATCCGCCACACACTGCGGCACTACTGGTTTTTCAAAGAATGAATCGTATAGGTCTTCAGCGTAAGCTACTGAAATGCGTGCTACCTTTGATAATTTCTGTACTGCTTCATCTCTTGTCATTCTACTTTCTCCCTTAATCGACATTTTTAAGTTTTGCAGGCACCCACATTTTAGGGTTGTAATTGATCTCATATTTGTATTTTGAAACATTCGGTACTTCAACATCTTCTACTACATAAGAGACATTATCTGACAAACCGATAATATGCTTTTGATATTTGTTCTTACCATTTTCTACAACAATTTCAAGTTGTTTATCATGAGTATCAGCCTTGATGGACATCCTACCGCTCATTTGGAACATTACGTCATTTGTAATAGCATCAATCACCGTTACTTTTCGAACAACATTAAAGTTATCCGACTCCATAGATAAATTTTCAGATACTCTATTTGCCTCTGAGCAACCAGTTAGAAATAATAAACCACTTACAGCAATAATTGCCATTTTACTTAATTTTTTCATGCTTCCACCTCTTCCATTTCCACTGTATACATCCTAGAATTGCGATATTTAACACCTCTCAAACGATGCAGCTCGTTGATAGCGTCGTTTTTGTTGCTAAAAATATGCTCACTGTCTGGCATATTATCGTAGTACACGATAACTTTGTATTTCATAGCTCGATTAATCTCCTTCCGTTTTCACTGGTTCTACGAGCGTATACTGGCGTGCCGTAATAGCCGATTGTGCTAGCTGACACGCCCAATTGTTCAGCGATTTCACGCTTAGTACCCATTGCTAGCAATTCTTCACCTTTGTAGAGTGCAAACTCTTTTGCTCGCATAACTCCATCATTCCTTTCAGTAATTTTTCATCCGGCAACTGTTCCAATAGTAGTATGCGATTGAGTTTCTTACTCCCAATACCTAGCTTTGTTGCCACTGCACCTTTCTTTTGATGCGTGGTATAAAACCAGTGGCTGAAATATTCCACACGTTCTAACACTGTTGCCGGTTGTTCGTATGGTCTCGGTGCATATTTAACACCAGCCATGCGATCATTCCATCGTTTTACCATCGACTATATCCATAGCATCCTTAACACTCCTTGCCACGCCTACGAGTGCTCCTCGGTTACGCATGGCATCCATAAATTTCTGTTGGTCGTCTCTCACTCGACCTTTTTCATTTTTAACTTCAATGAAAAATATCTGTCCGTCTGGTCTAAATCCGAATAGGTCACAAAACCCTTTTGGTGCTCCAGTATCAAACCAACGCCCGTCTGCCATTCTGACCTTACCAACGTTAATTCTGAATACCATATAGCCAGCTTTGGATAATTCCACTCGAATTTGGTTTTGAATACTATGTTCAGAACTCACTAAATAGTTACCTTTCTTATTTTTAGAACAGTAACCGTCTAAAACCCAATGATATCAACGGTTTTGACTGTTTTTTTGCTAATTCGTTACCGTTACCGTTGTAAGCTCTACTTATATATACTTTATTTATTTATTTATTTATTATTTCAATATATAAATAAGGTAACAAGGTAACTAAGTAGAGAAAAACGGTATCATTAAAGGGTTTGTGAGGGTTACCGTATGTCATTTTTTACGGTAACCTAAACGGTAACGGTAACTTTTTCATAACACACCGTAGCGGTATCACGTTCTTCATCCGACCAAGAGAATGTGTAGTAATGTTTCGGAACATCAACCGAAGGGATAAAACCTTTACCCGGTTTCGAACGTTTTTTAATCCACTCGGAAGGTACTACTTTAGCCAATTGATTTTCAAACTTGCGTTTCGTCAATTTCGTAACGCCTTCTTCCTTGCACCATTCTTGATACAACCACCACAAAAACCTTGAGGGAAGGCGAGTGGATTCGAATTTATCGAACCATTCGACAACGAATGATTTTACAGTGTCGTTGCTTTCCTTGAAATCTTCCAAAGCTTCAATAGATGCTTGCGGTTCGTCAAATCGGGTGAAGGATAGTTCTAACGCTTTCTTCAAAACGTATTCAAGCACTTCCTTACGGTTGATGTAATCATCCTTGATTGCCCAGTTATCTTCCTTTGCACTGAAAGATTTTTTGAATGGGATGATCACAAAACGGCGGTATGTTCCGTTAGTTTTATTTTTGAACCGTGGTAACTCGTTCGTTGATTGAATCACTGTTTTTTTGAAGACTGTGGTATATGGCTGCTTATTCTTTTCCTCTACCAACACTGGCTCACCGGTAACGACTGAGTTAAAGTTAGAAGATTCATCTACATAAATGCCAGCTTGGACATCATCGCCGATGATAACGGTTTTCCCCTCAATCATAGACAATGAGAAACGCTCTGAGAATTGGTTGAGTTTCAGACTGGCAATGTTTTTAATTCCAACGAGATTGGTAATGAGTTGTTGTACTGTTCCCTTACCGTCGTTACCCTCACCGACAAACCAGATTGATTTGCGGTAAGAGTAGTTTCCGTTTAGGCTTGCAGAAATGACTTGCCAGATTAGTTTCACAAGGTCTTTATCACCACTCATTAAATCAAGTAACCAATCATCCACGTTCCAACCGTTGATGGTTGGTGATTCTGCAAATTGGTCATAAGATGTGGCAATTGTTGAAAAAGCTACAAATTCATGCGTGAACGGCTTTAGAATGCGTTCTTTCTTATCGTAGATGCCATTTTTCACAAGAATGAAGCGATTAGGTTCTTCAAACTCACCGACTGCAAAATTACAAGAGAAATCTTCTCGTTGGTTAACTCTGGTAGTCGATGCGAGCATGAATAGAACGTTTTTAGCTTTAGTTTCATTAAAGTTAGGCTCTAGTAGTCGAATGACACGATAAGCAAAACTAGGGTCTTTGTGGTAGTAACCTTTATCTGGGTCATAAATAGCCACACGATCATTAGGAAGGTTGATAATATAGAGAATTTCTTCCATCCCTTCCGCTACTGCTAATTCAGTCAGTCGGGTAGGTGGGTTATCTTTCTTTTCCTCCACACCATATTGATTTGGTTTCTTCCACGATGCTTTCTCTAACCATATTTCACGGTAGTTTTTGCATGCTAAACGGATTTCTCGCCAATCGTTAGGCTTTTTTAAGAACACTGGACGGTCAACAACTCTTTCCTTGTATTCTTCATTAATCTGTTGAATGTGTGGCGGTATTTTCATGTTTACTGTCTGTGTCCTTTCTAAGCATACTTGCAAACGTCCTGTCGAACTCGCTGTCTGACAGACTTTCCGGAGTGTAATGATTGGCAATTTTTGCTAATAAATATACTGCATCCACATCCACTTCACGAATTAGTAGACCACCGACGAAACTAGCTAGGGCGTTATTTCTTCCACCTTTATCACCGAGACCGAAAACGATTTGCTCGAATAATTTAGCGGTTTTGTTTGAAAACTCACCTTTCTTATAGTTTGTTGTAAAACTCAAAGGTTTGTATTCCTGCTCCGATTTCAGAATATCCACTATTTCTTTAGGAGCTTCAGCTATCGTGTCTGTGTCTTTGTTCCAAGAATATTTCCCTTTCGGGTTATTGCTTGGTGCTACTAAAATGTAATTGTTGTTGTTTGCCTTAATATCAATGCCGGGTTTTACACGAATATCTTGGCTAATATTTACGCCTTTTGGTTTTTTTAAGAAGATATGTTTCCCACCAGAAGGCGTATTAGCCGTTAATGTTTTCGGAATATACTTGGATAGCTCCCAATCTTCTAAAGACTGGTAGCCATCCTCACTTTCCGAAACATCGATATCAATGACAAAGAAGTCAGTCGTCCGCAGTGCAATATTAGCATCTGGGTGTTCGTGCCACAAACGTTTAACTTCTTCTTCACTAAATGTTTTATCCTTAAATTTAGCGACTGCACGTTTACTTGTTTTGTCTATTGGGATGACCGAAAAACCTAGTTTTTGATAATGAAGGGCGTAATCTACCATCCCTACCATAGGCTTAGAATGGTAAATCTAGATCTGACACTTCTGGTGCTTTTTCTGCTTTCGCAGAATAAGGTGGCAATTCTGTTTGTTCACGTTTTTTAACACGCAAGTTTTCGTAAACCTTGCCGTTCCATTCTGAAGTTTCGTTTTCAACCGTGACCTTCATAGATTTCCCTTTGATAAGATCTAGGAATTGTTCGATTGTTTGGATGTCGGTTTTTTCCGGAACTTTAGCAGCCTTACAATACATTTGAAGTACCCACTCTGGATATTGCAAAGTGCTTTTATTGACGTATACCTTATCGAAAATCAGATTGTTACGGAATTTTTGTTGATAATCATCACGGATTTTAAGACGAATATCCAAGAAATCAGTTCCGCTTTGTGTTGCTGATTGTTCAGCTTGTGATACATAGACTTCATAAGTTCCGTTTTCGATTGCTGCGAATTGTTCTGCTGCTTCATAATTTACTGAAAAAATTCCCATGTTTTTTTATCTCCAAATCTTTAATTCATTTTGTTTGTGCCACAGCCAGCCTGGTTGATAGCCATTGAGTAGGCGAAACACTTTAAGTTCCGCCAAGTTCTTACAACGTGTGTAATTCTTCTTGTAGGTTTTAACTTTGCGGTAAATTTCCGCTTCTTTTTTGCTAACCTCTACCATTTCACCTTGAATGGAAACAAATTCCATTCCTTGGTTAATTTCTTTCAATTCGATATCAACACTCTCTTGCTCGATATCTCTGATTTCTTTTTTCTTAACAACCACTGCTCCGCAATAAGGACAGTTCCCGTCGATTAATTGATCTCGCCAAAAGGTTGCGAAACAGTCTTCACAAGTAACAGTTGATTTCTCACTGTTATTTTTGTTAGTTTTAACACCGTCCAATGTCCACTCACGGTCATCGTTTGGTAATCCGTGGGTATTGTAATTCCCAACGTGGTCAATCAAGATAGCTCTTTTACCTTCTCTGGGATTTAACGCCCTCATAGCAAATTGTAAATACAAGGATAATGATTTAGTTGGTCGGAGCATGATACAGACATCAACGCCCGGAAGGTCAATGCCTTCGGTGAATAAGTTGACGTTTACCATAATCATTAGCTCGCCATTTCTAAAGCGTTCCATAGCTTCAGCACGCTCTTTTTTAGGTGTTTTACCCGAAACGATAGCGGCACTATAACCATGCTCGTTAAAACGTTCGGCTACTCGCTCAGCGTATTCTACATTATGAACATATACGATGGCTTGTTTACCTTCCGCTAAACGCTTGTAGTGGTCGATATAGTCACCGTATGTTGCTGCTGACGATTCGAACGCACTATCTATGGATTGATTAGTATATTCACCCGAACGAGTTTTGAGCTTATCTAAATCTAGTAGGTTGATTGAGTAGTAACTAAATTCTGAAATGTTCCCGTTGTCTTGTAGCCATTTAACTGATTTTCCTTTGACTAAATCTTCAGCTAGATCATGGAAACCAGCGCCATCTAGTCGGATAGGTGTACCAGTGAAGAATAATTGCGTTGCATCTTTGAAATAATTTAAGATGGTCTGATATTGCTTGGCTTTGATATGATGAGCTTCGTCAACTAATATCACATCGAATTTAGGAAGTTTATCTAGTTTTTTAACAAGACTTCCTACTGTTCCAATGGTGACATTGTCAAGATTGACGTCACCACGTTCAAAGGTTGCTATAACTTGCTCATTAATCTCTTTGCGATGACTAAAGAACAAGACTTTTTTGTTTTTATCCGTGGCATTTTTAGCAATATAAGCCATCACTACTGTTTTGCCACTGCGAGGGGGTGATTGAACCATGATTTTGCGATTACCTCGCTTCATAGATTCGATAATGTCAGTTATCAGTTCCTTCTGGTAATCCCGTAGCAAAAAGCTCATCTACCTTACACCCCTTTCGCTCATCGAGACGATTCTTGGCGTAAACACTCGCTGACGGTTGCAAGATAAACCCTCTTACTTCCTCACCGTCTTCGGTGGTTTTCTTGACAAGTCTAGCAACCACATCCGTCAGTCCAAGGAAGTTATTCAAGATTTTTGAGCGAATATCTGGCATGGCACGATTGTAGATAATGCCATTCTCGTCCGTCCACTGGTCAGAGGTTTCCCATGCAATAAATACAATTCGTTTGTTGAGTTGTAACAAAGCTCGTAAGCTATCAAGAATAGTGAAATCGACCCGCTGGTAATCAGCTTGCGAAGGCACACGGTTGTTATTTCCTTCACGTCCTAGGTTAGACAGGCACGCTCGGAACAACTCTGAAACGTTGTCAACAACGATAGTGTCGTATGGTTGACCGGCTCCTTTTAAAAGTTCCTTGACGATTGTTAGCCATTCATCCCAAATCTTGTGAGTGTCCACGTCTGCGATATCAATGTTCTTACAACCGCTTAACACTTTGGCTGATTTATCAATATTGATAACCAACGTTTTGCCAGGGATATGTTTGACCGCTGAAGTCTTACCAAACCCCGGATTGCCATAGATCAGATAACAAGCATCGTTATTTTTTAATTCTGTCGCTTTAGTAATTTTCATCGGATACTTAAATTTCTCCTTTCTTCAATGTGAGCACCTCGGATAGTAGCACCACTATTAAGTAGCTCTTTAATCGTTCTCTTGTCTGGTTTGTAGCTAACGATTTGATACTTCTTAGGAAGTTTATCTTCATCCACTACTACCGCCTTGGACTTGCGGAAACTGACTTTGAATAGTGTGGTGTCTAGTTTGTCGTGCTGAGTTAAACGCATAGCGTCCGAGATACTATTTTTAATTCTCTCGACTGCTTTTTCTTCGCTTGATTTCAAGGCTTGTAGTCGCTTGATTTCAGCTTTATAAGCCTCAACTCGTGCATTCTTGTTTCGGATAATCTTGATACAGTTTTCAATTTTTTCTGAGAAATCATGTTCCCAATCGATTGAATCTAAGGTGTCGAGTTTTGTTTCATCATCGACATCCATTTCATCGATTTCTAGGAAGATTCCCGTTAATTCATATAGTTTTGCCATAGTTTTAATGCCTACCCTCCCACCGCTGCACGCTTAATTATTTTTCGTTGTATTTCTTGAATCCAAGAGTAAGAGCGGTAATACCTGCTGCAATCACTACGAGTCCAAGAGTGCTAGCAATTCCTTCTTTCTCACCAGTGTTTGGAAGAGTTGTGCTGTAAGATGGTGTATTTGCCACCTCTTTTGGCTCAGAATCGAAGTTATAAGATACTGTGGTAGTTTCTACCTCTTTAGATTTCGGAGCGTCTACGGGCTTGCTAGGTACCTTTTTAGGCTCCGCTGGTTTTTCTGGTTCTACTGGAATTTCAAGCTCTGGCAAGTCCAAGATAGGTGCATCGTTTGGCACTACTCCACCATTCCATTCAGGCTTATCATATTGTGGGGCGTCAAACGGTACTGTTCCACCGTTCCATTCTGGTTTGTCTAGCACTGGTGCATCATTCGGAACAGTTCCGATTGGCTCAGTATATTCTGGTTTCACACGTTCTTCAGGAATACCGGGGATGCCACCTTGAAACTCTGGAATTTCCACCTTTGGAGCTTCACGAGGAATCTCAAATGTAGGTTCTGATTTGTTCTCACCGCTAGCGTCACCCTTCCCTCCTACGAGTTGCACATAGCTATACGAAGTAGCTCCATCTGTTTCTGCTTTCAACTCAATTTTGTTCGTTGGGTTAACTGAGTCCTTGACAGCGTTAACAAGCTTAGTCTTATAGTTGATGTAGATCATGTGATCCAAGCGATCCATCTTGATAGTAAAGCCACGATCTGACTTACTGATAGACTTAACTAAGTCCATAGCTGAGCCTTTGTCAATCCAAGGATCTACACTTCCAATGTTCTTAATTTCAAAGTAGTTATCAACCAACTTTTGATTTTCTGACATTTCATCAATGATAGTCACATAGTTAAGTACCTTCTTTGCATAGTTAACACGAGCTGTCCAATTAATCACAGTAGGATCTTCTTTGTCTTGGAATCCCCATTTTGCAATTAACTCGTCCTTTCCAATAACTTGCTCTGAGCCTACATTGACTGTTACTACAGTACCGTTAAAGTTGACATTTACTGGCTTGCCAGATACAACTTTATCTGTCCAACTTGCATCTAGTTTCAAGTTCATGATCTTATTCAAAGGGTGTGATTTGAAATAGTCGTTAAATACAGTGGTTACTTTGTTAGTTGTGGCGTCTGCTGTAGCTTTACCAACTACTGCTTTTTCATGGTTATGTACATCAAACTCGTAAGAGGTTTGGAATTTTACTTCTTCGGGCAAGTCAAAAGTAACCTTATCCCCCTCATTAACCGGCACATCGTCCGGGATTTTAATGTCTTTATACTCAACTTCGAATGGTGAGTATTTACCATTGCCGTTAGGGAAGGTAACCTCAACGTTTGGGTTTTCGACATTGATAGTAGTGTCTGTTTTAGTCACTGTGGTAGGTGCTGCTGGGTTTTCAGCTACTGGTTGAGATTCTACCGGTGCTGGTGCCAAAAATTTTGGTGTTTCTGCCACTGTTTCAGACGGTGCCACTGTTACGTTACCAGCATTGTCAGCGGTGTAGACGTTAGCAACCGCTGGTGTTTCCACTGGTGCCGTTGTTTCGTCTGCTGACACTGTGCCAGCTCCAACCAATAGAGCTGTAGCTAGTGCCAATGTGCCACAAAGTCCATAGGCTTTGCTCTTAGTGAAAGATGGTTTTGCAATTGTTTGTGAAGTCATGGTATAATCTCCTTATAGATGTTTTTTTTCTTGCACAGGCCCTTACCTGTGCTTTTTTTAGTGCTTCAATCCGCACCCATAGCCCACCGTTTCATGTTTTTTTCAATGTTTTTTAGAAAGGTATGTGTGGGTAAAAGTTTATATTTTTTGGGGAAAGGTATAAGTTACACTCCACGGTGAGCCGTGGCTACGGATTGAAGATTAAATTAGTTGTATTTTTGCTTGAGTCGTTCTTGTTTTTCCTCTGGAGTTTCAACCCATTCAAAGAACGGTTCTTGCTGTTTGGTTTTCTTTTTACCGAACAAGAATTTCAATAGATGTTTCAAATCAATGTTTCTCCTAATCCGTGCGTTTTGTTATAACGGTCTCGACTAGGCTCCGATGCGTTTTTCTCAAAAGTCCATGCTGGAGTTTTTACTGTTTCTGCTTGCTCTTTTACAAAGAGCCATTTAAGTAGTTTTTTCATTTTTTGTTTTCCTTTCTATTCCCCTAACCGCACTAGAGAACTAGTGAGGTTTTTTAATTCATATATAATTTAAGGAGACTTATGAATATCAAATCGTTGTTGCTTACTTAGTTGGTATCGTTCAGTTTCCTCACTAGCTCACTGCTACGGCTAGGGGTGTTAATGTTACTTAAATCTATTTCTGGTTTTCCATTCTATGAAGGACTTAAACCCTTCATAGTTGATAAAAACCAGTTTATGTGTTGGGTTGAATACGTAGTCCCGAAAATCTTTGTTGTCCCTCATTTCTCTAATGAGGTTTTTTGCCATTGACTTCCCTAGACCTTCCCACCGCTGCATGAGGTGGTCGTAGTCTCCCCATTCAGCCGTTTCATTGATACCGACTGGTTTGTAGGTGATTTCCATTGGTTGTCCTTTCTGATCTAAACTGTTAAGCGTTCTTGGTTAAGAAATTTGTTAATGAAATACTGTTGACCCTTGCCAGTAACCTTAGTTGTCGTGTTGGTAGTTGTATGTCCGTCAGCGTGATTAATATTTGTCTTCTTCAACTCAAACAGCTTTAAATCCATGCTCTTTTGCGTTGGTTGATTCCAAGAATCCCCACGGCGACTAATTAGATAGCCGTTAGAGCGTAGCCACTGAAAGAGCTTGTTTTGACCAATATCAATCCCATTCTGTTTCAGGATTTTAGCCAGCTCACCGATTAGACAAGATGACTTGCTAGCACTGACAGCGTCAGCAAACAGCACTTTAGGACGGTCAGCTTCGATTTGTGCTTCTAGCTTATGGACTTTCTTATCAGCCATGAGCAACGCTCTAGCCATGATTTTTTCTGGGCTGTTGAAATCCTTCTCAACTTGGATGAAGTAAGTTCGGACTTCCTTGCCTTTGTCTGTCCGCTGAATCATTGCGATTTCTTTCGCCATGTCCAACTTAATGATGTGATCTTGACTTGGTCGCCCTCCGGTACTTTTGCTCAAAAATGAGCTAAAGTCTTCACCCTCTGTAAAACCATATTCGGTCATACGTGGGAACCAATCTTTATAAGCTGTTTTAACGCCTAGTGCTTTATGTAACTGTCTACCAGAAACAACCGGCTCATGATTTTCGTTTAATGTTACGTTGATTAATTCGTTCATTGTTTGTTCCTTTCTAAATTAGCTTTGTCAGCTAATGCTTTTTCTTTTAAAACATTAAGACCGAATGGATCTTCTTTGATTTCCAAGCAGGTTTTTTCAATCTGTTCAGCTTGGTTGATAAGTATTTCACGGTCTTTGTTTCTTGCCTTGAGTTCTGCGTCGATAGACTCAAGGCTTTTTGCGATGCGTTCTAATATTTCGTTCATGTGTTATCCTTTCTAATTTTGATATAATTGGCTTATCTTTGATGAAAGGAGAGACAAGCCATGATTGAAAATTTTGATGATTTCTTAGAAGCTAAGTATCCAGAAATTCGAAGCGGTATCAACGAATCTGTTAGCGAAGCTTTGAAATCACTTGTTGACAAAGGTATTGAGTTTGATAGTGAAGTTGTTGCTATTTCAAGTGCTATCGCATTCAATACAACTTGCGAGATTCTAAAGGCTTATGATTCATATGTGCAAGAGCACAAGAATCAATAGTATTCATTACAATCTCTAAAGCTTTATTAGCGTTTACCACTTTTGGTAGGCGCTTTTTTTGTCCAATATACGGATATCGTTTTGGTTTCATTTTTGCTCCTTCCTAATCTATACGAATTTTCGTATATTTAGGTTAAAAAAATTTAGGCTTCGACACGTTCGCTGAATAGGTATTCTAATTCGTATTCTGGGAAAAACGCCTTTTTGATAGCTACTGTTTCACCAAAACTAAAATCTGTAACACCGTTGATTTTGTTACGAACCGTGCGGTAATCAACACCGAGCAAGTCTGCAATGTCTACTAATGTAATGTCTTTGCTCTTACGAATTTCTTCAATGTTTTTCATTTGTTTCCTCCTTCCTTAAGCTTGATTTAAGTATATACTAATTTTCGTACACTGTCAACACAAAAGTACGATTTTTTTTACTTTTTTTATTTACCTATACGATTTTTTGTGTTAATATATAGGTAGAAATAAAAATGAGGGTTATAGAAAATGCAGGCTGAAGAAAGAATTAAAGAGCTTATTATAGCTAAATATGGGAATGTTAGAGCTTTTGCGACAGAAAGTGGCATCTCTTACACTACTGTTCGCTCTATTTTGGAACGTGGGATCATGAACGCAAAAGCTGAGAATGTTTTCAAGATATGTCATTTATTGGGGATATCACCGGATACTGTCGCAGATTGGGGGATTTCCAACGAACAACAACCCAGCTCCCACGACATCGACGAAATCATAGCTAATGCCATGATGTTCGACGGCAAACCGCTGACTGAGGATGACAAGCGGGCTATCCGTGGCATTATTGCTGGTTATATGAGTAGTAAGGAAAAGTGAGGTGCTATGACTGAAAACGAATTGCTTGAGCAGTTCAACGTCTCTATCTGTGAGTTTAGCTCTAGTCAATGGTCCAGAAATGGCTTTCTCGACCCGATAAATAGGGTTGTTTACATCAACGGGGATTTAGACCCCGAAACTCGTTTAAAGGTCATTCTGCACGAATTAGGCCACCTAGAGCATAACTCTAAAGACTATGAGCGTTTGCGTGAAAAATACGAAGCTCAAGCAAATAGAAATATGATCCACGAGCTACTAGTTGATTATTTAAAATCTACTGATATCTACGATTTTAACTGGGTTCGCTTCGCTGCACAGTATGATATTTCAACGACTTGGGGCGAAGCGATGATACAAGATGAATTTAGGAAAATTCAGCAAACTGTTATTTAAAAAAAGGAGCAAATGAAAATGAAAATGGATGATGTTAGAAATGTACCTACTTACTTGAAATTCGAAACAACTTTTGGCTGTACTTTTGGTGGGCTTATTTTAGGTTTTATCTTTCCTCCTTTTTGGTTATTAATGTTTGTGGGTATTGCTTTATTGTTCGCACGACTTTTTTGGGAGATAAAACACCCTATGACTAAAGAGCAAAAAGAACAATCAAAAATAGAACAAGCAAAAGCGAAAGAGGAATTTCGACAAGCGAAAGAGGAATTTCGACAAGCGAAAGAGGAGTTGGGAGATAGCTTACGACAAGCAAGAGCTGTAAAATGCCCTCATTGCAAAAGTACGGACGTTGAATTTATGGTACAGCAAAGAAAAAGTTTCTCAATTGGTAAAGCCGCTGCTGGAACTATTATGACTGGCGGTATTGGTGCTCTAGCTGGTTTTGCTGGCAAAAAGGGGAAAAAAGAGTGGCACTGCAAGAACTGTGGTGCAGTCTTTGTCACTAAAAAATAA